TTGATATCCAGCACCTGTGAGTTGCCCTGTAGCAGGATCATACTGGAAGCCTGACTTACCAAACCTTGTAGTGATTCCTACAGGTCTGAACTGTGCAGCTTGTGCAGCTTGATTAGCTGCGTTAGTGGTAGCATTAGCAGCTGTGTTAGCAGCATATACGCTACCTGCAGTGCCCAGCAAAGGGCCAATTAAATCTGTCCAATCAGCCATTTTAGTATGTGCCTCCGTCAAGTGTTCCTGTAAATGATCCTGTCATAGTGATGTCCACTGCTGTCAGAGTCCCTGTGAAAGAAGGATTAGCTTTATCAGCTTTAGAGTTAACTGCTGATTGAATAGCACTAAACTCAGTATCAATTTCAGTGCCTTTAACAAGCTTTGAAGGGTTCCCCGTTGATAGGGAGTCCTTCACTGCAAAGTCAGTAGCCTTGGTATAATTAGACATTATCGTGTCCTTCCTGCTTTAACATAGCAATCTAGTTTCTGTAATGATATTTCAAAGTTATTAATATCTGTCTCAAGTCCAAGCTGTACTACATTGCCTGAACCGCTTGCGTTAATCTTCTGATTATCGTAGACAACACCAGCTGTGTATTGTCCAATGTTATACTCAGAAGTACCATACTCAGCTATTGAGATATTACCAAGTTCAACTACTCTTGATATATAACTAGGACTGAAATCAAACCCGTACTTAACAATTACATCAGCTCCGTTACCACCTACAAAAGTCATGTTAATCTTCTTAAGGATCTTCAATGATGTAGGAGAACCAAAGTCAAAGTAATTAGTATAGTATTTTAACTTATAAGTACTGGTGTTGTCAAGTGAATTCTGATATTTTCCAATATAACTTTCTTGTCCTAGCAATAATTCCTTACTACGGGTGTAAAAGAAAGCTGTAGGAGTGATATTATCCCACGTTGTAGTCTTAGCTGCACCATTAGGTAACTGCCCACGCATATCAAAACAATAGACAGTATTAGTTGCAGGAAGGGACAATAAATAGAAGGCATCCTTATCTGAATATACCGATCTAATATCAGCTGCTGTCTCAGAACTTAAATCATCTATTAAAGCATCCTTAACATTCAAGCTAATCTCTCTCATAGGAGCTGACTTCTCTTGAATAGTTCTCATCAAGGATCTAACACCAGTATCTGACAGGAAGACAATATCACTACCAGTCTTAGCTACGGAGTCCCTAGCAAAGCAACCTACACCTGTAATTGTATCAGAAAGTGTTAAGTTATTGGGATCTGTAGCATTGGCATACACTAATACTTGTCTACGACCAAAGATAATCAAGAAGTTATTATGTGCAGCTAAGGCAATAATCTCATCAGAACCTGCAGGCCACACTTGAGATACATCCAGAGTACCTGAAGTACCTGTATTTAAGACATGTCCAGATAGTAAGTCTGAGAACTGTACAGTACTCTTGTCTGTACTGTTATTGGCACTCCATGTACGACCGTAGGCACTGATTACACAGTTGTTACTTTTAACTGTACCTAAGTAACCAGTCTTCTCAGAGATACGCTTATAAGTAGTTGCACTGGTCGCAGGATCGAACACTAGAGGATCATGACCAGCTTGGTAGATGTATAAGCAGCCATTCAACGGAGCCATCTGCCAGTTATCTTCTGTAATGGTAGGAGCTGTGCCACCACCTCCGTAGGTTAACTCTGTAAGGGTAGATCCTGACAGTTTAAATAACTTACTATGTCCAGCAGCTACAATGTAGGAGTTACCACTGTTATCAATCAACTCACCAATAGCCTTAACATTGAAACCTGTTAAAGCTGCTAAGGCTGAGTGAGCTGGGCTCCATCCCTTACGAGCACCAATACGTCCAAACTTATCAATCACACAATTAGTAGCTACAGTGGCGTAACCATTCTCAAGACTCACTGAAGAGTCCTGAAGGTTCAAACCCATGAAGCCCGGAGCTTGAATAGTTGTCGTTAATAGTTGTTCTGACATTAGATAGCTTCCCAAGTCATCTCTTCATCGTAGTGATTACGCTCAATAGCTACAGCATCAGCAAGAGCTAATCTGTACATCTGATAGGCCTCTGAAGACAAGACTCCTGAGTCCTCACCACGCTCAGCAATAGCTTTAGAGTGGGCTAGCATAGCTACTAGATGTGAAGGAACTAAGATACGATCATTGTCGTTAACTAAGTCAGCCTGAGGGATAACCAAGTTAAAGCGTAGATCATATACACCATTAGGAATTGGATACACATCAACTTGAGTGTCACCATTAACATCTACACCGTTGAAGTTGTAGTATGTAGGCTCACCCTTCTGTTGATCTACAATGATGAACTGTCTATTCATCCATCCTGTAGGCCTGTAGTGCATTTCAACTTCTTTAGTCTCGTTGAATACATCAATAGTACGGAAACGAGTACGAGAGCCTACCAGAACATAGTTAAAGATGTCCTCAGTGGTAGTAGCTGTCAGTGTGTCCGATAAAGCATTCCAATCGTAAGCATCTTCAATCTCACGCTTAGCATCATTAACGAACACACCTAACATAGCTGAATAATCAGTATCTGTTACAGAGGATACAACAGGCTCACGCAAGCGTCTGAGCACATTGTTCACAACGTCTAAATACGTAGCCATTTGTGTATTCCTTTATTACTTATTCTTTTTAACAGGAGGTGTCTGTTTCTTGTTCTTCTTGTTCTTAGCTGTACGCTGTCCTCTAATAGGCATATTATGCATATACTTTAACTCCCGTGTAGTTTATTATCAATAGCTAACCAAATAGCTCCGAAGAAAGCACCTATAACAATGAGTGGCTTGATAGCTTTAGCGACCCACTCAAGAACTTGAAAAGCACCTGCAGCTGCATTGAATGCCTTTACAACCTCCTGAGTGTTTCTCTCAATACTGTCTACCTTAGCTTCAACAGCTAACAGCCTGTCATAGATATGCTCATGAGTGACTTCTTTATTGTCCATGATAACCTATGACTTACTCAGTCCAAGGCGTACCAGTAGCTTTAACAGGATTCTTCAGCAAAGCAATCTGAGCCGCCAAAGAAGCCTCTGTCGATTCCTTGTCGATGCTTTCCCACACCCATGACAAAACTTCAGCTTCTGTGAGGTTTGCATAAGGAATGGCAGGAGTGCCTTCAGCCCATGAGACTGTTGCGTAGGCAGAGGCAGAGTGTTCTCCGTCTACTGCTGTAGCTGTCCAATGTGCTGTGGTTACAAAGCCATTAGAGACTTCACGATCAAGGGTAGAGATTTTCCATGTAGTAGTCATAATTTACCTTTCAGTTTAAAGATTAGCGGCATCCAAGCGTGCCTGAAGTGAGACGATGATTGCTTGTTGTTCTTGAACTTGCTTTTTGAGTTGCTGTGCATGAACAATTAAATCTGGTACATATTTAGAGTAATCAACACTCCAAGGATGTGCTAGTTCACCACTTTCAGTTAAGTCATCTTTACCAATACCAACAGCAGATGGTTTAACTTCATACGCTTCTTGAGCAAATACACCTCGGTCAACTCTACTATCTGCTTTCCAAATAAAGTCGTGAATAACTGTGTTATCAATTACAGATGTATCTGTAGCAACACCAATATTTTCTTTTAATCGTGCGTCTGAAGAAGTGTTGTAGTTAACGGTTGTACCTGCGGATTGATAAATATTACCTGCTGTAGCACCACCAGAATTTAAAAATAACGCAAAATTTGTTGAACTACCATAAGTAGTTTGAGTGTTTTGAATTGAAATTCCTGTGCTTGCTGTGTAAAGTGCCGCAGAAATACTAATTTTCCCAGAATTGATTACACTCGTAGTCCCCACCAGCAAGTTACCGCTTGAGTCTATACGGGCACGTTCTGATCCTGCCCAGTTGCCAAAAGCAATAACATCTGAAGCAGGAGAGCCAATTAAAGCTCCCGTGCCAGAATTTGCATACGCAAAAGCAATCTGCCACACCTCGCTTGCACCAGCTACTGAAAACGCAACACCCGGTGCTGTTTGACCAATGCCAAGTCTGCCAGCGGCTGTCAGAGTCATTGCCTGAGTAAAGGTAATGGCGTTTCCTGCTGTGCCTGATGGGGCATTGAACCATTGATGTGAACCAGAACTTCCATCTTGTAAGTAACGCTGTGCCGTGTTGGTAGTTATGTATTCCCAACGAGTATCAGTTGCATCAAATACTGCGTTGTTGCCCATCTCCATTTGTGTTTGAGATGCACGACCAAAAAGATAACCAGAGTTGCCTAATTGCATTGTGCGGAACGAACTGTTCCAAGCACTAGGAGTAACTCCCAAGCCTAGATTGCCTGAGGAGTCGAGGCGCATCCTAGTAGAGCCGCTAGTGGCAAATTCCAATGTGTTTGAGGTAGTTCCAATATTTATCCCAGTATTACCGCTGGCTTCAAAAATATTTCCACCACCAGATGCTTGGGATAAAAGAACAAATCCGCTACCTGAGTAAACATAACCATTTACATGAAGTTTATAACTTGGACTACTTGTACCAATACCCAGACCTGTGCTGGTTAGGCGCATTTGTTCTGCATTACTTGTTCCGTTAAAGTAGTCCCATGCAAAGTCTGAGCCTGTCAGTTTTTGCGCCCAATACAAAGTGTTTGCAGCGTTTTCCCAATATAGTGTTGAGGTGTTACTGCGAATCTCCATATAAGAATTGGCACGAATTCCAGTACCGCTTACAAGAGTAGTCCCATCAAAAGTAAGCGCAGAACCGCTTGTAACAACCTTAGAGCCGTTTAAATACGCTACTCCGTTAGCAGTACCTCCAGAGAGGGTTACAGCACCTGAAGCGCTTAGAGTGGTAAACGCACCTGCCGCAGCCGCAGTACCACCAATAGCAGGAGGGCTTGCTAGGTAAGTGCTAAAGCCTGTGCCTGATACTGTAGAGGATGCTGACAAAGTAGTGAAAGCACCTGTAGAGGCTGTAGAAGCCCCCACTGTAGTTCCATTGATAGAACCTCCAGTGATTGCTGCAGCATTAGCTTCCTGATTACCCAGACTACCAACAAGCTTAACGACAGTACCACCTGAGTCCTTGGTGTACAGTTTCTTGTCAGTAACGTTAACAGCTAACTCACCTTGAGTCAGTGAGCCAGATGAAGGCACAGAAGAGGCTGTGCTACTGTTCTTTGTGATAATAGTTGAAGTCATTTAGTAAGTCCCACCGTTAATAGTTCCATTGAGAATTGAGTTAGCTGATGAAGCTGCGTCTGTGGCTGATGCTGCAGCTGCTGTGGCTGACGAAGCTGCATTGGTAGCAGACGTTGAAGCAGCTGAGGCTGATGTTGAAGCAGCTGATGCACTACTGGCTGCATTACTCGCTTGTGTGCTAGCTGTACTGGCTGATGATGAAGCTGCGGAGGCTGACGATGCAGCGGCTGTAGCTGATGATGACGCTGCACTAGCTGAGTTACTAGCGTTAGTAGCGGATGTAGCAGCTTCACTGGCCTTAGTAGTTGCTGTAGTAGCCGAGGAGCTCGCAGAGCTTGATGAAGAGCTCGCAGAGCTAGCACTAGAGGATGCAGAGCTAGCACTAGAGGCCGCTGCTGAAGCACTAGAGGATGCTGCTGAAGCTGAGCTAGCTGCATTGGTTGCACTTGTACTGGCTGATGAAGCACTACTAGAAGCTGCTGAGGCACTGCTAGAGGCTGCTGAGGCTGACGATGCAGCATCACTGACAGATGTACCAATACTTGCTACACTGTTAGCTGCATTGGTAGCTGAAGTAGCCGCAGCTGTAGCCGATGATGCAGCCTCACTAGCCTTAGTAGTTGCTGTAGTGGCTGAACTAGCTGCATTAGTAGCCTGTGTAGTAGCTGTGCTTGCCGATGAACTAGCATTGGATGCTGAAGTACTTGCTGAGCTAGCTGATGTTGATGCATTAGAAGCTGAAGTAGCTGCAGCACTAGCGGATGAACTAGCTGCACTGGCTGACGTAGATGCATTAGAAGCTGAAGTACTGGCTGCAACGGCACTTGCAGAAGCCTGTGAAGCTGCCTCAGTAGCCTCAGTAACTTTCTGAGCTACTAAAGAAGCTTGACTGCTAGCGTCATTCGTAGCATCACCAGAACCTCCCGGGCCTCGATAAATTGACATTACTTAAGCCCCATATTGAGAGTTATACCAGTTTGCAAGAGGTGTAGCAACATCCCTAGGCAGTGCAGGTAGTAACGAGTTATAGTTCTGTTGAATAGCATTGAAATAATCTTGACTATTCAGAGGAATACCCTGTGTAGGTAAAGCACCCACATTCATTGGAGAGCCTCCACCGCCACCAGCCATATTAGAAGCATTGACAGCACCAAACAAACCTGCAGCACCTTTAAGGATGTTAGCTATTTGTGAGGGTGTAAGGTTGCTTAAAGGATTAGTACTAGCTGGAGGTAATGGTGTAGGCTCAGTAATACCTGTGTTAATCTTAGCTAACTCAGTACCGATGTTAGAACCAATATTAGTAGCTGTATTAATACCTGTCTCACCTAATATTGAAGGAACTGTACCTGCAATACCTGTAGCTAACAGACCACCCTCAGTCACTAAACCTGTAGGTGTCTGATATGTCAAACCTTGAGCGCCACCCATGTCAGGCAAAGGAGCTGGGTTAACACCTGCTAAGGTAGCTATAGCATCTGCTAGAGTTGTAGATGGAGCACCTACATTAATAGTTAATCCTTGTCCACCACCCATGTCAGGTAAGTTAGCTGAAGTACCCGGCTGTACACCTTGAGCGCCACCCATATCAGTCAACGGCTTCATTAGACTACCGTTGTTTAATGAGTAATCAATACCTAGGTCTGCAAGAGTTAAGGCAGGAGGGTTAACAACAACATCAGGTGTAACTACAGGCTCAGGAGTAGGTGTAATAACCAGTTCAGGAATATTATCTACTACTGATACAGGAGCTTCAGCGACAATAGGAGCTTCAGTGACAATAGGAGCTTGAGGAGTCATGAACGCTTCAGGCTCTACATAGGTAGGTGTAGGCACTGGCGTAGGCTCAACAGGCATAGGAGTCATAAAAGACTCAGGCTCAATATAAGGAGGTGTTGTGACTACTGGAGCTTCTGTAATTGGAGGTAGAGCTACATCTATTGGAGGAGCTTCAATAGCTGGTAAAAAGGTATCAGTTGGAGGAGCTACGTAGGGCAGCTCAGGTGCTACATAAGGTAGCTCAGGAACTATCGGAGGAGCTTCAATAGGAGGGAATAGTGTGTTAGTTGGAGGTGCTTCAAAGATTGAAACATCAGGAGTCATGAATGCTTCAGGATCTACTGTAGGAGTACCTGCAGCATCCACAGGAACTTCAGGAGCTAAGTAGCCTGACAAAGCACCACCTGCACCGCCTAACAGTGCACCTTTAACTACATCACCGCCTGTAATTGCAGAAGTACCACCACCTAAGATAGCACCACCAAGAGCATTAGCAGCTACTTGTGAAGCACCGGGGCCTAGTAAAGCATTACCTAACAAACCACCAGCACCCGTAGCCAACAAAGCCATCTGAATGAAAGGCAGTGCACTCGCTGCATCTGAGCTTGATGCACCAGTCGTATAGAAAACAGGCTTGCCAGAAGCATCGAAATCAACTCGATAGCCTGTGTTACCTTTGCCCTCAAAAGTGCCACCAAAAGCGTTACCAGTCTGACGCTCACTATATGTAATCGGTACAGCTTGGTTTGTTTCTTTGTTGCCGTAAGTTACTTGTGTGCCAATAGGTGCAGTAGCATAGTCAATGCGACCGCCTTCAGTTTCATAAGAACCTGTTTGGACAATGTTAGGGTCAACAGGATTGCCTCGTTGATCAACATAGCCACCACGACCATCAGGACGAACATCCTCTTGAAAGCCAGTCTGTGTGATCTTGCCAAACTGACTAATGTCTGTGATGCCAATGCCAGCCATGATCTTAGCCATGTCTTTAGCGGCTTGTTCAGCACCTACACCACCTTGCCACTTAGAAGTGTCACTAGAGCCTAGGATCTGGTTTGTAAGACTATCAATAACAGCTTGTTTGTTCTCTACTTTAGGTTGTTCTTGTTGTTGTTGTTGTACAGGAGCTACCATAGGAGCCATAGGAGCTTCAGGAACAAACTCAGGAGTAGGCATCATGGCTCCAATAGATTGTTGATCTAAAGGAGCTGCATAGTTCATCAAGTCTTGAAGGTTAAATGAGCCACTATCAAATAAGCCACCACCACCGCCCATGTCTTCAAAGGCGAAGTCGCTTAACATGTTATTCTGGTTAAAAATAGCCATTACTGTTACTCGCCTTTTCTGTATAACTCAAACGTATTAGTAGCTGACATTGCAGATCCAGTCTCAGTTGTAATACGTACTTGATCGCCCTCTTCAAGTACAACATATGCACCACCATCAAAGCGAAGGTACTGAGTAGCTGCAATCTGGTAAGCATCAACAACTGTAATTTCAGCATTCTGGCTAGAGTCATACCACCAAACACTTACCAGCTTATTGTTACCTGTGTGATTTGAAATAAAGCAAAGATTCCACTTAGCGTAGTAGCCAGTAGGAACGGTATAGACAGTAGTTTTAGTTCCCGCTGTTAGATTGTTCCCCGTTGATACTGATCTCATTCTTAGCTACCTTCTTACTGTTTGATGATGTTGATGGTGTTGGTGCTTTAGGAGCTTCTGGAGGTACTTCTGTATATCCTGCATGTTTACGCATCTCAGCAATCTCATGCTCTTGGAAGAACTCAACGGTATTGCCTGATTGATTACACTTGAATTTCATTTGACTGTTAACCTTTCTGATGTACTAAACTTATAATACATTAAAAAGGCTCCCCACACCTTGTGAGTGCGGAGAACCCTTAGTCTACTTAAGCGGGAACCACTAGGGCAACGCCACCGTAGTTACGCAACTCAGCGCAACCGTACAAAGTATCAGCAGTGAACAATGTACCGAGGTACTCTTGTTTGTACTGAGTCTGTGAACGGACACCAACTTGCTCAACCAACACCATAGAGTCTTTGTGAGCCATCAAGCACACACGACCGATGTTAGTACCTGAACCGTTAGCTGCGCTGTTAGCGTAGCCAGCATTGGAAGTAACATAGACTGGAACACCGTAGATGTCGCCAATCATACCGTTACGGATGCTGTTAGCAGTACCGGCTTCACCAACACTGTTGAAGGTGGTGAACTCAGACAAGCCGAGGATGGTGTTACGCACTGAAGGAGGAATCAAGAAGAAACGATTGTCCATAGGAACATCGCTGTCATCGAGACGCTGAATAGTACGACGGATACCAGCAGCTGTCAAAGCTGAGGCGTTACCAGTGTTGGTGTTAGCTGTGTAGTCGAAAGCTGTAGAGCCATCGCCACCAATGAAAGCACCAGCGTAACGGAAGTTACCTGCACCAGCTGTTGAAACGTTGAACTGTTGACCCAAAGTTACCAAGTCAGTATCAACTTGCTTACCCAAAGCATAACCAGCGTCATCAGTGTAGAACTGACGGAGGCTAGACAATGCTTGAGCTTCCACGATATCCTCGATCAAACGTGAATACTCGTAGTGCTTGTTGATAGCAACAGTTACTTCAGACTCAGTAGCTGCAATCAATGTAACTTGTGTAGAAGCTGCCTTAGCTGAAGCATTGCCACGTGCAGGGACTGGAATGTGAACTACATCACCTTTCTTGCCCTTGAAGCTCATCTTCTTAACTAGGTTAGCTGCAACCAAGCTCTTTTTGTAAGCCGCTACAATCTCATCACTCCATACTTCTGGAATGAACGTTGCTGCGGTCGTACTTGTTACGTGATCTGTACCTAATGCCATTTTAAAAATCTCCTGATGATAATAAATTAATTAAATTACTTCACCCGACCTTCTTGATATGCTGCCATAATTTCTGGTTGTAAGGCTTCATATCGGTCAGGATCTGTCATACGTAGCCGGATAAGGTCGGCACGACGATATGTCTTCTTAGAAGATTCTCCAGTTCCTCCAACATCGACACTAGCTGCTTTAAGGTTCTGTTTGCGGACAGCGTTACCTGCATCAGTAGTTTGTTGTGTCTTAGATGTACGAATCTGTTTGAATGTAGAGATAAGTTCATCAGCTGCATTAAAATCATAATGAGCATCAGCCATAGCGTAGATATTAAGTCTCATTGGAGAAGACCTAACCCACTCTTGAAACTCACCATCGCTTACAATACTTGCAAAGTCAGGATGCTTCTTATTGAGCATTGCTTGTGTCTGAATTTGCTTGAGTTGCAAGGAAGCTTGTTTAGCTGCCAATACATCAGGATGATTCGCAACAGCACGATTAACGTGACTCTGCGGATCTTCAAAGAAGTCGATCTCTTGTGGTGGAATATCCACCGCTTTTGGTTGTGCTTGTTGTTGTGTCTTTTGAGCTAAGCTTTGTTTTAGTAGTTCATCCGCTAAACGTCTAACTTCACCAACTTCCTGTGCTTGCCTACCAATAAGCTTTTCAGCCTCTTGATGCATGCGTACAATGTCTTCAAGATTCTTCCCCTTGTATTTCTCAGGGATCTCTGTTACACCGTTATCAGCAGGTTGTTGTTTCTGTTGTTCGCTTGCTTGGACTTGTTGTTGTTTAAAGTCCTCAGCGTCTAACTCACTAACGTTGCCTAGTTCCTCATTATGCTCAATTAAAGCCATACCTAACCTTTCCCTGTCCACATATGGATTACAGGATATTTATAAAATAGAATTGGGTTGCCCGGAGTTACTCGGATCCTCTCTTTTGTTCCTGCTTGAGCCTGTCAGCCCTCACAGCAGCCCATTTAGCTGTAGCACCGGGAAAGTCGCCTGATAGAGCGTCTAAACTGATACTTGGAGCTGAAATAAGCCTGATAGCGTCCTTACTACATACCTTACATTTAGCAGTTGTATGCTCGCTATCAACCAGCGATTCAGTTATGTGATCGTTGGGGCATTTAAAGTCGTACAGTCTGTTAGCCATTCTGTAAATCCTCAAATACCTTCTCACACACAGCCTTACGCCCTAAAACTAATTCAAGAATATCTAACTGTCCCTTACGGAAATATAAAGATTGTGTGTCCGTGACAGTTGATAAGTCGTTTAAACTAGCCTTAATCTCTTCGAAGTCCTCTATGAGGTACTCCCAACCTCTAGTACTCATCGTATTAAAGGTTTCTTCGTAATACTTTTGTAAATCAGGGGCCATTTGGCTTATCCCTCCATTGAATTCTTAAACAATAGTGTTATTGTAGCATAAAAACAACACTTTGTCAAGCTTTTTGTTAACTATTTTATTGTTTCATTGATTTATTGATCATTTGAAGGCTTGCAATGCGTTCATTAGATGCAATATCAGCAGCTTTAAGGTTAACTTGCTTCTCTTTTAGCATCATGTCAGCCAATTTCAAGCGTTTATCGAAGTCACTACTCTGATCGATGTTAGTTGCAGCAGCTTGAATGACTTTAACTCGATGCTCTTCAGGTATCAACTGAGCTTCAACCATAGTTTTCTGAGCTTCAGCTGTTTGTTTCTGAGCCTTAGACTGTAGGTCTGCCACTTGAGCCTGTGCCAGTTGCATCTGAGCCATCTGTTGTTCCTGCTGAGCTTTAGCAGCTTCAGGATTAGGCTGAGACATCTGACTCAAAGCTTGCATCAACTCACCCCGGTTAGACAAAGAACTGTTCTGTAGGATCCCTTTAAGGATCAAAGGCAGTACTGGAGTGTCAGGGCCTAGTGTCTGTAGCAAACCAATCATCTGTTGTTGTTCAAACTCACGTGCCAAGATACCTAAAGTGGCTGTAGGAATGAACTTCATGTCAACTGAGGGATAACGCTCACTGTCAAACTGCATATAACGGAAGGCAGCTTTGTTAATGAACGGGATCATGAAGTCTTCTTGGAAGTTACTCAAGGTACGCTTGTACTTCTTGATGATACCTGCCATAGCCATAGACATACCACCAGCGCCAGCATCACGAGGAACGTTAGAGGGCATACCTGCGCTGTCAACTGTACCTGTAGCCTGTAGCAGCATACGCTCAAAGTTCTGCGCTGCTGCAGCTGCATTGTTATCAGTCTGACCGAACTTGAATGGGAACAAGATCTCAGAAGGCGAACCATTGGTCAAGATAGCCTTACCGGGCTTAATCTCAAACTTAGCACCTCGTGGCAGTCTTGTAGCATCCATGGCAATCATAGGTGCTGTGGTCAAGGCTAAGGAGTCCATGTGAGCACGGAGCTGACCATCAATGGCCTTCTGCATGTTGTAGGCCTTCTCAGCTGTGCCACGACCCCAGAAGCGTCCGGGAACTGTATCATCTTGGTAGGCAACTACTGGACGATCCTTCATCATGTAAGGATTTGCCTCAGCCTTCAACAAGACTGAATCGTTAGCAATAACTACAATAGCTTCAACAAGGTTAGAGTGCTCGTCAGCTGATGTACCTTCAGCGAACAACTCTTCGTACTCTTCCTCTTCATCACCTTCAGTCAAGTACTCTCTAGGAACTAAACCGTAGTAGGTAATCAACTTAACCTTATCATCTTGATAGGTCTTCAAGTCTTGAGTTACTTCTAAGTCTTCATCTTCGGAGGCTGTGGTAATGTCTACCTTTTTGTAAATGCCTCTTTCAATACCGTCCACAATCTTGTGAATGGATACATACTTCTCGATAGCAACGCCCAAAGCATCGTCAATGGAATCAGCATTAGGATCAATAAGGAAGTTCTTAGGGTTAACTGGTTTGATCTTAACAGCGATACGATCCTTCTCTTGTACACCAATAGCTGCTGCATTGGCAATACCGGGAATAGCCTGAGTAGCTGGGGTGTACTCCTTCTCAGTCTTAACAATGATCTCACCAATACCTGTACCATATATCTCAGCCATCAACTCAATCTGGTCAATAGCTTTCTTAATCTTGTCACGCTTAAAGTCCTCATGCAGTTGAACCTTGATCATTTCAACATCTAGAGGATTACCATCTACATCTTTAACATCATCGGAGATATCGAAGAACTCTCCCTGACCAAAGATAGCTTCCATGATCTCAGCATGGCGAGTCTCAATAGCTTGCTGAGTAGCTGGGGAGATAATACGTGAGCGTTCACTCTCACGAGTCTTATCCTCAGCAGCCCAGATACCTCGGAAGACACGCTCGTACTCCAACCACAAGTCCATGTAGTTAGCATCACGATGGTCACGCCAGCGAGTAATGTGTTGAGTGATCCACGAGGTAAGCTCTTTCTCAGCCTCTGTAGGTTCCTCAAACTGAGTACTCTTCTCATCAAATTGGTCGTTAGTTAGAGCCATTGTATTCCTTGTTACCACTTAACTTTGTTTGCCCAGTAAGCCGCTGACATCTTACCTTTAGCTATGTTCTTAGCGTGTCTAGCTTTAAAGGAGTCATTACGTGCTGAACCTTCAGGACTACCTGAGACACCTTGCTGTCCGAATCTGATGGTCTTAACCTGATCACCCTCTTTAGCCACTACAACGTGGCTCTTAGTAGGGTGGTTAGGTGTCTTCTTAGGCTTATTAAAACCACTGACACCAGCTCTTTCAAGTCTAGAATCCTTCATATTACTTACCTTTAGGTTTCTTAGTCTTAGCTGTCTTAGCTGAGTTAATAAAGTCCATCTTAGATGGTGCAGCTTTAGAGCCGGGCTTATTCATCTTCTCACCAGATCCTGCAGCTATACGTTTACGTTTAGCTTGGATGTTTGCATATAAACCATTCTTAGGCATAGTTGTGTTTCCTTAATATCCACTAATGACGTCTAAGACTTCGTAGTCATCATCTTCGTAGTCTTGGTTGTAGTTAGCTATAGCCAGTTGATCAATGTAACTTAAAGCATCTACCAAGTCATCATGCACACCAGCTGTTGGGAACATGATCAGTTGATCTTTAAACTCACTCCAGTCCTCATCCTCATTGAAGGTAATCCTTCCATGCTCCATGCGACCTTGTAGGCTCCAGACAACCCTATCAGTTTTCTTCTTGTTACCGTGAGTTAAGTCCTGTATGTGAGCGTAGATATTATTCTTCCTCATCAAGTCATTCAGGTAGGGCAGTACAGCATTCTTCAATGCTCCTCGCTCAATACCTATGCTTGTAGGTTCAAAGTCTCTGATCACCTTTAAGATGTTAACTGCAGTCTCTCTGATGTCCCACCTACCGTGCTGTATCTTATGTACCCACCAGTTACCATTATCCTCTAACTTAACAACTGCAATAGCTGTCTCGTCTAGTCTCTTCTTAGATGCACCTGCATTCTTACCTACCTCTTCAAAACCTGCTAAGTCAATAGCTACAATGTAACTACCAAACTGAGGTTCTTCAGCTAGCTTAAACCATTCCTCTTTAAAGACATCAGCACCTGCTGTATCGAAGCTAGACAAGTACTCCTGCTTGAATGCAAAGGAACTCAATGTACGCTTTGCAGCCTCAATCTCCTTAGGATCAATAGTCTCGTTATCCTGCGTTGTGAAGTGCCATGACTTCCACTCTTCGTCTTGGTTGTCCTGTCCTAGATTGAAAGTATCGTAGAACCAGTTACGACCTGATGGAGTACTGATGAATAGAGCTCTACCCTTCTTATCTGACAGTGAAGCTCGAATGATCTTCTGCCATACATCCTCTTTAATAAAGGCACATTCGTCCATCACTACGTAAACTAACGACACACCTCGCAAAGAGTCAGGGTTATCAGCTCCTCGTACTAAGATCTTCCTACCATTGATCAAAGTAATCTCTAAGTTATTTACATGACTTGACTTAATCACAGGCCTACCTAGCTCGTGCAGTAAGTCCCACATAATCGTTCTAGCTTGTCCTAGGGTAGGCGCTATGTACATCACAGCTGACCCATCTGGACAGTTAAGACCTTCAATCAGTAACGATACTGCTGACAACCTTGACTTACCACAACGTCTACCTGCAGCTACAACTTTAAAGCGAGTGGTATCTTTAAAGACACTCTGCTGCCACTTAAGCAGCTGGAAGTTTAACTGTGTCATACATCTATTACATCGTCTGATGTACTAACTACAGGACTATTAAGCCCACTGATATTAATACTGATCTGAGGCATACTACCACCACTCTTAGCTGTATCGAACACTGAGGCTGGTAAGATCCTATCCATAGCTAACTTGATAGCTGCCATCTGTCCGGGGTGTTCATCATCTAAGGCTATCTGAATCATCTTATCGAGGATCCTAGTACCACCTGTAGCTAACAATCTCTCCTTGAACTCTTGAAGCCTACCTGCATCACCTACAGGTCTACCTACTTTATTCTTAGTTCTATTCTTAACAGCTTGTAGGTCACTCTTAGGTGGTCTACCCTTACCACGTAGTTTGGGAGACACAATCCTTGAGACATCATCTTTTACTTCCATCGTCTTTATCCTCTATAGGGGAGACTTTAACATATAGTACTATAGAGTACTAAGACATTAATATTAACAGTACATAGACATAAATATTATAAGTACTTATATAAGTATTATTAATATTAATTACTTTATAAGTAACATTAACAGTAATAACTTATAATAATTATCTTTAATAGTGTATTTAACTTCTATGTTCCCTTTCCAAGGTGTACATCTTAGCCTGTCTAAGAAGTGGGGTCAGGCTTCTTAGTAAACACAATTATTTCCTATGTAGAATATTATACACTATGTTTGTCTATTTGTCAAGTCTTTTCTTAATTATTTTACTTTTTTGTTCACTTTAGAGTCTACACTCTAATTCTTATCTTACAAAGTGTCTGTACTTATCCTTAATTGTATACACTTCCGTATACATTTTAGATACTTTGTAGTTCTTGTTAGTTTTCCTTTGTAGATCAAGCACTTATTGTTAGTTCATCTGTCCCTAATTAATCTCTTTAGTTTTACTTTTTTGTGTACTTCAGAGGCTCCCACAATAGTAAACACTAAGCAGTCACCCCTCCCCCCATGTCTTTAAAGTAAGCGCTTACTTACATAGTCAACTTTAATGACTCGCTGGTCAGTAACTAAGTTAGTGAGTACTTACTAGCAACTACATAGTCTAAATGAGAATGATTCCTATTTAGGTTTAGCAGTGTGGGGGACGATGTAGTACCCTCTGAAGTACTAGGGCTATTCTATAAAGACCCTACAAAGTACAAGGTTAATAGTTACTCACAAGTTATACACAGGTTGTGGATAAGTTACTCCTGAGGGTATACAGTTATCAACAGGTTAA